AGAATCAATGGGTTATTCCATACATCAGGGTGCTAACATACCACTAATAACGCAATCCGAGCGTGATAGCTTGATTAATTTGTGTATCAGCTATAATCAACGCATCAAAGCAGAAGTAAGCTACAAGCCTACTAAAAAACAGACCGATTATTATGATGAAAATCCATTTGACCACTTTAACGGTAGCGTAGCAGCAGAGGACATATTAACAGCTAATGGTTATAAGATATTCAATGACCATGATATGTACCGTAGGTGGACACGACCTAACAGAAATGAAGGGGGCGTATCTGTAACATTTCGGAAAGATTACCGATTATATTATTTTTTTACCACTAGTACAGAATTTGAGGCGGGCAAATGGTTAACACCAGCAGCAGTACTATGTACACTTAATTTCGGTGGGGACTACAAAAAACTATACCGTCACTTAGTAGATAGCGGTTACGGTAAAATTAAACATGAACATGAACAAAGGATAATTAAGACCGCTACAGCCTATAATACCCCTACACCTGCTAACATATCAGATGAGGCGAAGCAGTTTGTACAGGATATACTAATAAAGGCTACAGAAACGCACCCACATGGCATATTTTGGGCGATAAATGACAAAGGCGGAACATACATCAGCCGAGAAAAATTATACACCGTATCGCATGGTTTAGGCTATAGGCTACATAAAGAAGATGTAACCAAAATACAAGGATATAAGATATGCCGTACCGATGCACGTACATACTTTGATGAGCTAAAAGCATATATCCACATAGAAGATGCCGAAGAGTATGAAACAGTTTTTAATGCGTTAGATGAATTTATCCAAAAGTCAGGTAAGCACATAATTGCCAGCCTACCCATACTTGACACATCAGTCATACTGACCCCCACTAAACACCTATCGTATAAGTTTTATAACAACTGCTATGCCACCATAGATAAAGATGGAGTTGAAGTGCTACCATACAGCAATCTACCAGCCAATAAATTAATATGGGAAAATAAAATACAACTACGTGACCTAACAGTAACAACAGATAACACCCATAAAAATTCACTTTATTACAAATATCTTGACCTATCAGTTAGCGTTACACCACACGTATTGCAATGTATTGGCTATCTATGCCACGAATTTAAAGACGAATCAGACGCATATATAGTGGTATTAGTGGAGCAATGCCCCGACCCTAAATCTGGTGGTGGTAGTGGTAAAAATATATTTAGTAATATGCTTAAATACGCCACAAGTGTTAAGAACCTACCCGGGAGTCAGGTAGTTTTGGATAAGGATTTTCTACAGTCATGGGATTACGAAAAGGTATTATCCATATCAGATGTGCCGAAAAAGTTTGATTTCTTATTTTTAAAGGAACTGTCATCGGGTAACGGTATCAATAAAAAGCTATTTAAAAATATTAGTACGGTGGATGTGGGAGATATGCCAAAGCTATTAGTCAGCACAAATTACAGTTATGAGGTGTCAGACGGTGGGTTAAGGCGCAGGATTATACCGATTGAATTTACAGACTTTTTTACAAAGGCAGGAGGGGTAAATACCCACTTTGGTAAGATGTTTCCTACCGACTGGACTACCGAAGATTGGCAAGCATACGACAACATTATACTTGCATCTATCCAACAGTGGCTCAAGGTCATGCGGCTTACAGCCCCCCAATTAACGGAAGGTGGATGGCAAAAACAATTTGAACAGGAGTATGGATTACTAACATTGCAGTTCATAGAGGAAAATATTACAGAATGGAAACTTATAAAAAAAGTGCAGGTTAAACGGTTTAATCAAGACTACGATACTTTTTATTCTGATAATGGGGGAAATAAATTGTATAAATTATCATCTATTCGGCTTAATTCAGCACTAGAAAGCTACTGTAATAAACACGAAATACACTTTGAAAAACAGGTACTAATCAAAGAAAATGGTATAGTTGATAGATATAAGTTATTTAATAGTCCCGAAAAAAATAGCAATTTAGCATCAGAAGTGCCATTTTAGGCAAAAGGTAACAAACTTCCTTGTTACCTTTTGAAAGTTTGTTACCAAGTTTGTTACCGATAAGCCTTTGATAATCAATGACTTATACAAAAGGTAACAGAGTTACAGACTTTTTTACTTAATTACGTGTATAGAGAAAAAAAAAGAAGAGAGTAGTAAAAGCAAAAAATAAAAGGGCTGCAACTTTTTTTATTATTATAGAATGCTATGAAAAATGGGTAAAAGTTTGTTACCCGACGTTTTGGGCGAAAAAAGCACTGATTATCAATGAGTTAGCGGTAACAAAGTTGCTAAAAAAAGGTAACAAAGTTGGTCAAGGTTTGTTACCCAACACTTAAATAACAAAACACAATTAAAACTAAAATAACTAACACACTTAGAGCAATGACAAAACAACAACTACTCGAACAAGATGCAATAGGTTGGGCATCAGAGGATAAATTGCAAGCCGCATGTTACCAATGGGCGCATAACACCTATCCTGAAATCAGAGGTACATTATTTAGTGTTCCAAATGGTGGGTACAGAAACAAGATAGAGGTAATGAAAATGAAAGCGACAGGGCTAACATCAGGTGTACCCGATATGCTTTGTGTATATGGTGGCAAATTAACGGCAATAGAGCTTAAAAATGGGGCGAATGGTGTACTTAGTAGGGAACAGAAAGAACTACACCTTATTTGGGCTACTAATGGGCATTACGTGCATGTTTGCAGAACGGCAAGTGATTGGATTAATGTAATTGAGGAACTAATCAACAACTAGGCATGAAAACACAAATCAGAATAAGCCGACAAGACCGAGATAAGGTGCTAAACAAGTACAACTGCAAATGTGCATATTGCGGTAATGCACTAACCCTAGCCACATTAAAACTAGACAGCACACCCGATAGTATATACCCTAGTTGCATGAGGTGTAAGAGGCGTAAAGGGAGTAAAAGTATTGAGCAGTTTAGGCTACACATATCGGTAGTACATAAGCAGCTACAATATCTTAATAGTAAATACAGTTTGTGTAAAGATTACGGCATGGTAGCAGATGTAACAAACGAGGTAATTTTCCACTTTGAAAAATATAAACAATGAAAGTATTAATAGGCTGCGAAGAAAGCCAAACAGTATGTAAAGCATTTAGAGATAAAGGGCATGAGGCATATAGCTGTGATTTACAACCATGCAGCATGTTTGGCTATCCTGAATGGCACATACAAAAAAACGTATTAGAAGTGATAAATAGCAGAAAATGGGATTTAATTATAGGACACCCACCCTGCACATTTTTATCTAATGCTGGCGCAGTTCATTTATATCCAAAAGGCGTATTGAATACTGAAAGATATAACAAAGGTATTGATGCTAAGGCTTTATTTATGTCTATATTAAATGCTGATTGTGATATGATTTGTGTAGAAAATCCCATACCGTCAACTATTTATGGATTACCAAAGTATGACCAAATTATACAACCTTATGAATATGGACACCCTTATAAAAAAGCTACTTGTTTATGGTTAAAGGGATTGCCAAAACTAAAACCAACAAACATATTACAAGAAAGGCAGTCAACAAAAGTAGCTGGTAATTGGTATAACATAGGTGGTAAAGAAAGGCAAAAAAATAGGTCTAAGACTTTTGAAGGCATTGCAAAGGCTATGGCAGACCAGTGGGGATAACACCTACCTACAATAAAAAACCCCCCTAATCGAAAGATATGGGGGGTTTAAAGCTATATTGTGGTGGTCATTGTATCTACCCACTTTTGAACGCTACCATGTTTGCTGATTATAGCGGCTTTTATGGTGGGTTTTATTCTGATAGTGGTAATCTCTTTAGGTGCGTTACCTTCTGATTTGCGTTGTTCGGCTCGGATTATCTGCCATGCGTTTGCCCATGCTTTGGGTTCGCTGGTTTGCAAATATGGTATTATAAAATTGGGTATTTTTATATAAAAATGACCTTCAAAACGAGTGCTTTCTTTGCACTCCGCATCGGGGTAAATTTCAAGTACTTTTACTTTACTTATGATTGTTCTAGGCATGTTAGTAGTTTTGGATTAGTGCCGCAAGTAGCAGCAGCGTTAGGAATATTATTATTTTGCGTATCATGTTTTATGGTTGAATTGTTTCATCTGAAAATATTACATGGCATTTCATATCGTTGTCTATCTCGGTGTATAGGGCTTGTATTTTAGCCCTTAACTCCTCACGATATGCTTTATCGTCTGCAAATACTTCTATCAAATTTGCGTCTAAATCCATAGTATAGTAGTAAGAACGTATGCCTACACTCATGTCACCTCTGAACTCGATTGTAGCACTAAATTTATCGCTTTGCAGTATCTCTACATTCAATGTAATACCGTCATCAGAAAAGCAGTAAAGTAGTGGGTAATTCTCAAACCTGATACCTATAAAATTATCAGATTGAACTTCTATAATCTCACCTACCCAACCGCTAACATTCAAATCAGTTCCCGTACTTGCGGTTATTACTCTTACTTTTTGCCCTATTTTGAAATTGTGTGTCATAATCTATGTGTTTAGTTTTGCCGCCAATAGCCGCCTGAATTAACAGAGCGGCTTGTTGGGGGTAATGTTGTAATGATTAGAAGTCAGTTGTAAATGTGTGTTTCGCTTGCAACTTTTTGAGTTTAGCAGGTGTAACAATTTCACCGCTACCATCAGCCCAACGGATATAAATAGGCGACATTTGCATAATTCTAAAATCTACATTTTGCTTATTTTCATCTACTGTGGTTGGGGTATATTTACCCATTGGCATAGCGCATGATGTTTGCGTAAAAGTAGCGGTGTATTGTGTGTTCATAACTATGTGTTTTTTGTTTGTGATTAATATTTTGCGTATTCGTAACCTGACTTAACTAATTTTTGTGCATCTGATGGAGTGCAAACCCAAAACTTACAATTATCACCCATAACAATCATGTGCAACTTTTCGCAGCGATTAACAAAGCGTACAGCCGCTTCGATTGTAGATAGTACCGTAGGATTGTAGCGTGTGTTTAGTGTGTGTTTCATTGTGCTATTTTTATCAAAGGTAATACAAAGTAAATTACCAACCTAATTTATTTTGAAAAGTTTTGCAGTTGCTCGGATGCTGCACCCCGAATGAGTTAGGCTATTACCGATATAAAGCCAATTGATATTGATTTGTTCCAAAAGTCTAAATCAATAGCTTTCAGTGTTTTAACGCTAGGCTTTAACATTAAACCGTTTTTTCCAAGTAAGCAAGCGCAAATAACGTCACCGCATACATTGTATATTTTGAATGTTTCTGCTTTGCGGTCTGTAAGTGTAAATGTGGTGTTGATTGCTGGTGTCATTTGTGTGTTTGTTTTTGTGATACAAAGATAATGCGGTCTGTATTACTAACCAAATAAAAGTACAACTATTTTAAAAAATATTTTCCAACTCTTTTCTAAACTGTTTTTGATGCCAATCATTCATGTGTTTAAATTCACTTTCATTATCATGGTAGAACCTTTGCACCGTAATAGTTTTGTAAGTACCAAACCGAGTATTTTTAACCATATCGGTAAACTTTTGATATTGCTTATCGGTTTTAATCTTGTACCAATAATCTATGATTGACTGTATTTTGTTTATTGTTTTCATCTTAGCATGATTTAAAATAGTTTGGTTCTCTACCTACTACCCAGTTCATAATGTATCTGCAACCGCAATACTCAATAGTATAATTTGGCTGATTACCGTACAATGCAAGTACTTTAGCTTCATTTTCCATTGGTATGTTGGCTATCATTGGTAGTCCTAAATTACCGTTGTTAAATACGTTTAAATAAATATTTCCGTTACGTATAATGTTTGTGTATTCCATGTTAAAATATTTTAGGTAGGTATTGTTTGCCGTTAATGTGGTGTTCAATCCAATTGATAAACATAAAGTCTATTTTACCGCTATCATAGCGCGCTACAAATCTATTCTCATTATCTTTACTCCATTCATCTAATACATACTGATATTCCTCATTGCTCCAATCATTATCGCGCGCTGGTGGTATTGTATTTTCTAAAGTAAAGTATTGTTGATACCTTCGGTCATAGTACGTGTTACCTGCTTGTATTGTGTGTGTCATAACCTTAATGCAGTGTGAGATGCTGCGCCCTGTGTGGGGTTAGTTAATTTTATTTATGCAATTTGGAGTGTTTGACTTAAATGATGCAACAGCCCAAAATTTCATATCAGAATCAAATAAAACCGATTCTCCAACTTTGCCAAATGTGTGGCACATTTTACCATCGTTTAAATTTTGACTATTGTAGAAAAAACGTTGTGTTCCCCACTCAGGGTGAGCAATGCTAACTATAGTTGAAACATACATTGCGTTTTCTTTTGTAAGTTTTGTTGTAGTCTGTGCCATTTCGTGTGTTTTTATCGCTGCGTTATTGCTTTGATGATGTAAAGGTAATTCAAAATGTAATACAAAGTATATTATTTTGGAATTATTTTGAGATATTTTTATTTAGTATTAGTTATCAATACTTACAGAGGCTACATTGATAGGCATTTCGGTATAAACTGTATAGCCGTACTTTTTAGCATAATTTAATGCTTTGCGCTTAGTATCAAAACCTTTGCGGCTATATACTTCTGTAGAGTTAAAAAAGTTAAGGAATGTATATCCGTTTGCAGTTTCTTTTACGTGTACTTTGTTAGTGTTTGTCATTGTTTGTGTGTTTAGATTGTAAAGGTAATCCACTATGTAATACAATGTACATTTATTTTGAGATATTTTTTATTGTAATACTGCATAGGGTGCAAAGTAGTTAGTATTTTTGCATTGATACCTGAGCGATAGAACAGATGCAATGTGAGTGTCAATACATTGCCAGTCTGACCAACTGATTACAATTTGACAAAATAAAAGTACCTGTAAGTTTAGCACCAAATGATTTAAAATCGGGGCGCAAAAATACCAGTTCGCAAAGGGGCTCTGGGGTTCGGTTGGTGCAGAATACTATTTTACATACCTTTACACAAATTATAATGTTATGGCTGCTGAAATAACAGACGAAATATTTACTTTAATATGTGACGAAACAGCAAACACATCTAAAGGAGTACAATTAATATTAAAGGACTTTGATATTTCAGTTGGTACATTTTGGAGATTTAAAGAGAGTTCGCAAGAGAGAATGGAACAATACACGCGCGCGAAACAACTACAATTAATGGTACTTGCTGGTGAGATACTTACAATATCAGACGATAAAAGCGGTGATGTATTAGACGGTGATTTGGGTAAGACTGGTAATAGTGCTGCGGTTAATCGTGCTAAGTTGCAAACTGATTCACGTAAATGGTTACTCTCTAAACTTGCACCTAAAGAGTACGGTGATAAAATACAGGTTGAAGCAGATGTGACCACCAGCGTTAAAAACGTATCATTTGAGTAATTTCACCAAACAATATAAATTCAGCCCTAAAGGTTTTAATCCTTTGTTTTGGCACTTAATGCCATTGCTAAGGGATAAGAACATAAGGTACATATTTATAGAGGGTGGTAGTAGTGCTGCTAAGACATACACTATATGCCAATCATTACTCATTGATGGCTTTGTAAATGAATATTCATCAATGGTATTCAGAAAACAGTTAGTTGATGTTAATGATAGTGTATATGCTGCATTTAAGATGGCTAGTTATGGCATGGAGTTCGATTACTACGAAATGCAACAACATCTATTTAAAGGCAAAGATGATAAAAGTAACATTCGTTTTCGTGGCTTAGATGATGAGGAAAACATCAAAGGTATTGAGCGATTTAATGTAGTGTACTTTAATGAGTTCAATCAGTTTGAGGAACATTTATTTGAGCAAGCTAAACTACGTTTAAGAGGTAGACAAAACCAAAAGTTTATATGTGATTGGAATCCGATTAGTGCAAAGCTATGGCAGTATGAAAATTTAATTGATGTACAGGAATGGCAAGATTTACCGCTACATATTGAAGGTAGGGAATATAGCCAATTAAACGAAGATTACTCATTTAAGCGTATCAATGCCAAAGGTGATAGTGTGTGGATTAAACTTACCTACAGGGACAACTATTGGGTTGTAGGTAGACCTAATGGCGGTGGTAACATAGACACACACGCACTAGAAAACTTTGAGGATTTACGGATAAAGAAACCTAACCTATATAGGATATATGCTAATGGTGAGCGTGGTATTATTCGCACTGGTGGTGAGTTTTGGAAACAGTTTAGCGAGGATAAGCACGTACACCCAATAGAGATAGACTCCGATAAAACAATACACATATCATGTGACCAAAATGTAAGCCCTTACGTTACTTTGTCTTTATGGCAAATAGACGGCAAACACATTAAACAAGTACACGAGATACCATGTAAAGAACCCGATAACAACGCACCTAAGTCTGCTATGCGATTAGCTAAGTACCTTGTATCAATCGGCTATGAAGATGTATTGTATATTTATGGTGACCCATCAGGTAACAACAGAAGTGTAGTAGATGCTAATAGTGCAAGTTATTTCGATAAGTTTATTAATGTACTTAAAGGCATGGGATTTGTCATAGTGAACAGAGTTCAAAAAGCGCACCCATCAGTAAGTATGTCGGCAGCATTTATAAATGAGATATACGAAAATGAGCATAACGGATATAGGATAAGTATATCAGATACCTGCGGTGTAAGTATTGATGACTACCTTACGACTAAAGAGGCGCAAGACGGTACAATGTTAAAGACAAAGGTAAAAGATAAGCTAACAGGGCAAAGTTATGAGCCTGTAGGTCACTTTTCAGATACAAAGCGATATTTTATCACAACAGTACTTAAAGATGAGTTTAAGAAGTTTTCAGCTAAAAAGCATAATCTTTGGATTAGTTAATAAATATTATATTTGCACTCATGAGTAGTTACGATTTAAAAGAAATAGGTAGCATTATAGTTAGACCACGTAATAAGGCTAACCTTGATTGGGCTAAAGAGGTCAACAGGCAGTTAATGATGCACGTTACTGGTGAAGGTATGGGGGCTGCATTAAAGACGCTAGAACCGTTTGAGAATGACGATATAGCAGCTACTAGACGCAGATATGCGGTATCAACTAAAGACCTATTCAAGCGACTATTAAGAGAGGAAGGTCAAGTATTTACTACTAAAGGTGGCAGTATATCATATACTAATAGTAAGCGTAAAGAGAAGGTTATAATTGATGCCATGTCTAATTATGGCGATGGTATAGGATTGAGAAAATGGGTTGAAACATATGCAAAGCCAGCATTTGATACTGACCCGATGGGATTGATATTTATGGAACACAATGACGGTGAGCCATACCCAACATACAAACGTGTTACATCTATACATGACTACATATCAGAAGGTAGGGAGTTAGAATATGTTTGTTTCTATATTCCAGCAAGCGAAATAAAGCAATATGGCATTAATAATAAAGGCAATGAAGGTTGTAAGTATTACAGGTTTGTAGATGAGGAGTATGATAGGATTGTATATGTGCAAAATGATGTAGCTATACTTGCTCCAATGAATGAGGGGTATAGTGCCGAGTTGCCTAATATGTGGGATGACGTGCCAGCTATCATAATATCTGACATGGTGCAATACTATGACACAGGTAGGTATGAAAGTAGAATACAGGTGTTATCGGAATTGGGCGATTGTTTCCTACGTGATAGGTCAATACGTGATTTACAAAAGTTATATCATGGATTTGCTAAAGCAGTTGAGCCACTATTAAGATGTTCAACGTGTGAAGGTGAGGGGTTGTTACAAGGTATGCCATGTCCCGATTGTTCACAGGCAGGTCATGATAAAGGTAGCGGATATAAAACACGTACAAGAATATCCGATGTATCTCGTTTCCCGATTGAGATACTTAATGAGGCTGGTGGGTTTGACTTTAGAAAGTTGTTTGGATATGTTACCCCTGATATAGCATCATGGCAGCAACAGAATAGCGACCTATCAGCATTGGAACAACTGATGTATATTACCCATTACGGCACAATGAGTAATGCAACGGTGCAAGGATACAACGGCACACAAAGTACCACAGAAACAGCTACTAAGACGCTTATGGATACATTGCCTAAGCAGATGGTGTTAAATAATCTTGCAGATTGGGCGGAAGGTATTGAAACGTGGATAGCTAATAAAGATGCCGAGTATAGATTTGATCC